TGAGAGCCTCAATGGGATCGATTGTCATATTGTCAAGACCTCTTGAATGATAGGAGGAGGGGCATAATACCCCTCCTCCTTTTGTGGATGGTATTATTTTTTGTTGAGGAGATCAACGAGCTTCTGCTCGAAGCTATCCTCGAGTTGGACGTCCTGGTCTCCGGTACCCTCCAACACTTCCGCCTTCTTGAGGGAGATGTCGATCGGTACGTCTTCAGGAAGACCATTCAGGATATCGACGATCTTCTGCGCCTTATCCCGAGCACAGATGATCCTACCCTGCTCTACGGGATCACTGTGATCGTACGTCACATTTCTCACAATGATGACAGAGCCGAGTTCAGGGGATATATCCTCGATCTCGAACTTCAAGACACCGTGCGATGGTGTCAGGATATTTTCGACGGAAAGCAGCTCACGAGAGAGTTCGCGAATGGCTGCGCTGGTCACCTTCAGAATGTCGTCAGTGTTCGAGAGATCGCATAGATTCTTAAGTGCCGTCCGAATACCGATATGGTCTCCGTACTGACTGATAGCCTGAATGATGCGTAGTGTATTTCTAGACAACTTAGACATTTGCGGAATCCTTACGGTCACGAGATTCATCGATATAAATTTCCCTACCGTCCGGGCGATATTCCAATACGCCTACGGAGAAGAAACTCATACTGCCGAATCGATCGGTGATCTTGAATCTGGTCACCTTACGTAGGTCGAGCCAATCCGAAAATTCGACATCGATGTTCGCACGCTGACGACCCGTATTGTCCGTAACGATCATCGTTATATCGGTACTGATCATTGACTTATAGTGGAAAGCGATAATCCGATAATCGCGACCCACCTCGACCTGGTCGGATTCGAAGTTCGTCCAGAACTCGTTCAGGATCTTCGGTTGCTCCCTCGCTACCGTAGTCTGATCTTTGTCCTTTTCCTTATGGAAAGGACACTTGACGAGAGCCTGACGCTCCGCAGCGGAATACTTGTCAATCTCGTCAAGGACAAATTGAGGACGCATATCCCGGGCACTGGTACTGAGGTTAGAGCTGATCCTCCCATCTTCGAACAGCTGGAGTTCGAGGTTGATGGAGGCATAGGGTTCTTGAATATTGGACATAGGACATTCCTTAATTCAAATCAGCACTTCTTACAGTACCGAAAAGGTTTTGGGTAATTTCAACTAAATACTCAAATATCAGAAATCAGCAGTCACCCACCTACCGTTAATCTTCTTTTGGAGGGTATGGTCATAATTTTTATCTTGACACCGAATACGGTTTATAAGGCGCCGCATTTCATATCCGCTAAAACTCTGGTCGATGACTTTACCCTGATGAATCACTCGGTAGGGAACTTGTGTAGGCGTATAGTCTCTCGGATTCCCGATGAAGATGTTATCGCTGCTGAAGTTCGAGTAATTTCCGTCCACCGGGAACACGCGATGTCCCTTAGAGGGGTGCTCCCCTCTGTAATATAAATTCGCCAGATAGAGCGGGCAGACACTACCTCGGAAACCCCCAATAGTGACCCGAATAAAGCTGCGAGAATATCTATTGAATCTATCGAATTTCTTACCTCCAATCGTAACACTCTCATCATCATGATCCATACCCATGATGCTACGTAGTAGTTCTGGATCTATGATCTCTTTATCGGAGGTGAAGAATTTAGGACCCTCCCGATCCAAAGTCAACGCAGTGGCTCCTTCGCCGACCAGGCTGAGACGATGACCCGTATCGCGACTGATCGCATCGACATGTAGATCATAACCGAACACATCGAGCATCTTTTTTAGATTGTCTAGAGATATCAGGTCCTTCTCTTCCATGCGGGATACTCGTGATTGAGAATACCCGGTCTTCTTTGCAAATACCTCTTGGTTATCACCTAGCGAGAGTCTGAGACTCTTCACTGAGGTGACGGTTGGTGCGATAGCTTTCATGGAGACCTCTCCTTTTTCGAAGTAGTCGGATGCGATGGAAGATCAGATGCGGGTATCGCGCAGATCACGGATACGGGCACTACGAGTAGGGCTACCATAAGAGATAGAATTGGCCATGTTAGGACACTCCTTAATTAGAACGAAGGGAGATTCACTTCCTTCACTCTGGTAATATGACTATCAAATAAATTGACTTGAGGTATAGGTAGTGAGAGAGGAGGGCGTGAGCCCTCCTCTCTCTATTACATTCAAACCCCTTCGGGTACAGCAAAACCAAGAGACTTGCGTTTTTCCTTGATGAAGTCGATCTCGCTCAGTGCTGCGCCGTATGCAGGCTGGAACGAACCAGTCAGGTTCGCCATGCCGTATTCAGTAGCACGCTGCTCGAAGAAGTTGGCATATTCGACGCCTGACAGAAGAGACGTCAAGAAGTCATACGGCGTCTCAGGTTCACCGAAGATGGGTGCGATCCCATAAGACTTCAGACGCGAGTCAATCAGGTGACGCATGTATTGGCAATGTTGTTCGAACGTCATATCCGGAAGAGGACCACGGCGGAAGATCAGGGTTGCAAAACCGACCTCATTCTGATATACCCGATGGGCGATCTTCTGACACCATGTGAAGAGAGCCTTGATGTCAATGAGATGACCGAACTCCAGAAGAGTGTGCTTCCACAGTTGTGCTGCGAACCCACAGTGCAGACTCTCATCACGCACCGACCAGGTCACCACCTGACCCATACCCTTCATCAGATTGCGGTGAGGGAAGCTCATCATGACTGCGAAGTTCCCATAGAGCTGTACACCCTCAGTCATCGCACCGAACATGAAGATCGATGCCAGGGTCTCGTACAGCGAGGTCATATGGAAGCCCGTCGTGTAGTCGAGCTTATCAGTGGCTTCCTGATGGGTCAAGAAGTCGCTGTAGCGACCCACAGGGAATGCCAGAGAATCCAATAGGTAGGCATAGGCACTCTTATGGATAGCCTCCATGTTGACAGCAGCACCGATGCCCATCTGGATCTCATGGGGCTTAAAGATGCGCTGGTATTTACCAGCCCAGAAGTCTTCAGCCACCATGTCATTCTTCACGAACATCGGGAAGATGTCCTCAAGGACTTCTCGCTGTTGATCAGGAAGCCGACCGAATTGCACGATATCTTCGTCCATGGAGATCTTGTCTTGCATCCAATGCAGATTGTTCTGCATCTCATACATCCGATAGCCGAACTCATATCGAAACGGCTTGTAGACTCTGGACTCAGTCAGGATATTCTCACTGGCCACGCCAGGGATGCTGGTGACATCGAGATATTCCATCGGAATATAGGCGATCTTCTCATGAGGAATAGATCCATTGTGGATTCCATTCATCACCTTATCACGACGCTGAAGAGTGATTTCTTCGATGGTGGGTTCATTGTCGAAGAGAGTAAAAGAAGTCATCTCTGAAGCTTTCTTTGTAAAATTGACTACGGACGGTTCGATGAAAGAAGTCAGTCTTGGGTCACTGACACCAAGTGCATTCTTCGTAGGTCACCTTACCCGGCTCTTCCGGAGTCCATCCCACGACCTGGATCTTTTCACCATCACTGCTATCACCACGGCTAGGAGCCAGAGTACGCAGGTAGTAATAGGACTTGATCCCGCGCATCCAACCGTCGATGTGGATACGCATCAGTTCGGCACGATCGATCATCGGTGGGATGTACATGTTGTACGATTGTGATTGGTCGATGTGAGGGATACGAGCCTCGTTGTAGAGGATACCAAACTTCGGATCGATCTCATAGGCAGTCTTGAACACATCACGCTCGTGATCTGACAAGAAGTCAAGATGGGCCACCGACCCCGTGTGCTTCACGATCGAATCCCAGACTTCATTGGTATTCCTACCATAGGCGTCCAGCACCTTCGTCAACCACTTATTCTTGACAGACCAAGAACCGACCCTGGTCTTATGTGTGTAGATATTCGCCGGGATGAAGTCACCACCTGCTGAGCATCCAGCACCTGCTACGATAGATACTGAAGCGGTGGGAGCCATGGCGGTTTTACAGGAGAATCGCTCCATGATCCCATAGTCGGCCGCATCAGGGCACGGGCCACGTTCGACTGCGAGCTTATACGAAGCAGCCTTCATGCCGTCATTGATATGCTTGGCGATCTTTGTCGACATAGCCATACCGATCGGCGAAGATACCGGGACATTCTTCATCTGGAGGTAGGAATGGATACCGAAGTGGCCCACACCAATCGAGCGTTCACGCTGTGCCGAATAGGTGGCTCGTGCGAAGTCAGGACCGGCGTGGTCGATATAGTCGGTCAAGACGTTATCCATAAAACGAGCGACATCTTCGATGATGTTCGGATCATCTTTCCACTCGTCAAACTTTTCAGCATTCAGCTGATAAAGGGCACAGACCGCAGTACGATGATTACCGTACTGATCTCTACCGGTGGGAAGAAGGATCTCCATACAAAGGTTGGATGTTCGTACGAGGAGTCCTGCTTTCTTGTGGTGAATGGGGACATGCTTGTTCGCATTCTCAAGGAACAGGATGAACGGCTCACCATTGGCCATGCGATATTCGATGATCTTCTCGAATAGCGCTCGAGCGCTCAGGGTCTTCACGACCAATCCTGTCGTGCGGGCTTTCAGGTCCCATTGACCATTAATGACTACTGCCCACATGAAGGCATCGGTGATGACCACCCCATGATGTAGGTTGAGGCACTTGTACTTGGGATCGCCACCAGTCTTCTGACGCATCTCGACGAAGAGTTCGATCTCTGGGTGATCGATGTCGAGGAACACGACCGCAGATGCACGTCGTGCGTTACCCTGGCTGATACTGGCAGTCTGGGCATCATCTACCTTTAGGAACGGCATCACGCCAGACGACTTCCCAATGAGACCGATCTTCTCATCGGCCGATCGGACATCGCCCCAGTAAGATCCGATACCACCACCCTTATGACCCAGATGAGCGATCTCGGCCCAGTGGCCGATGATGTCCTTCATATCGTCCTGAACATGAGTCAGGTAGCACGAGATCGGAAGACCTCGAGTGGTACCACCATTAGCCAGGATAGGCGTAGCAGGAATGCACCAACCTTTGGACGAGTACTCATACATGCGCTGGGCATGTGCTTGATCGTCAGCGTACGCGCGATGAGCATTAGCGATACGATCCTGGTATTTCTCAGTGGGGGACAGATAGATGTCGTCCAATGTAGCGCGGGCAAAGTCCATGAACAGTTCGTCACGTGAATCGTCCACCCACACATCAGGGATCTCACGATCACGCTTGAAGGCGTTGGGAGGGGTAACTGCTTTGCGTCGACCTGGGAATCGAGCTGCCATATCGTTCATGATTTATCCATTCCATTGTCTGAAATTGATGTCTAGGGGGGGATCGTTAGCCGGTAAATCCGTATACCATCCCACCTATTTTGAGGTGTAGTTTTAGGAGCTATTATGTCTAAAATTCACATGGGATATAGCTCGATAAGAGTGTTATTTTTACAGACGGAATAGAGGTAGAGTAGGGGGATGGCCTCAGGCCATCCCCCTATCCATATCACAGATACAGCGTCGACTCAGAACAGCGCGATGCGCTTATCGAGGATGTCCAGATATCCTTTCATCGCATACCACTGCCGATTCAGAAGATCACTGGCGTCCGGTGTGAGGTCGTTTACTGCGTTGGAGTTGAGGAATTTTGAGAGAGCATCCATTTTCGTTTTCAGAGCATCACGCTCCTCGACGACTCGGAGTTGATAACCCTCGTACGTCTTCTCGGGAGTAGGTTCATCGACTGTCTCCGGAGGCTGAGTATCGGACCCAGTCGTTTGTCGGTCAAAGAAGTTCGGATCAGCTCCACTGAGCGATGCTGATGCGACTATCAGCCTTAAGTTGGTGGAGATAAGGTCTGTCAGAAGATTGGCTTTTTCGTTAAGAAGCTCACTTACTTCATCGCTGTAGATTTTCGGTTCCGAGTTGTACGGCGACCCACTTGCGGTATTCAGCTCAATTGCAGCTGCGACTTGTAACAACGTCTCAGATAGTCTCGCGTTATCGTCGAGAATGCCGCTCCCTTTACTTATCACCCGATCGATCATAACTTGCATTGTGGTATCCATGATGCTTCTCCTTGTTAGGTCCACACCATGAGTTCTGGTGATTTATTATTTCATCTTCTCCAGAGTACGGTAGATGATGTAATAAATCACACCGAGGCGCAGTGACGCCTTGGAGGCCTCATTCGAGGTAATACCCAGGTGGTCGATGATGAGACCCACTGATCGTTTGATGTCGGCGATATCCTGATCCATGATACGCGATGAGGTATATGCTGCCTGCATGGTGGAGAATACAGCTGCGTGGTTAGCAGGGTTCACCTTCTTCTGCTGACAGTGTCTCAACATGGTTTTGATGATAACTAGGAGCAGTACACGGACACCGATGTAATTGATGCCCACAGGAGCCTTCTCAGTGAGGTCGAACTTCTTGGAGGAGGCTTGTATCACCGCGATGCGATTGAGCTCCATGAGGGCTGATTTGAGCATCCTGGAGGATATCGATGATACCTGCCTCGAAACATCATCGATCCTCGAATCGTTGATGAACATAGAGAGGTTCAGGAGCTCACTGATCATAGCAGCCGATGCCGACTCGATGACCGATGCTTGTTGAGCTACGATCTTCTCACCGTCTTCACCGGTACCCACAGATGACTTGGATTTGAGAGAAGTACCCTCGGCATGGGTAGCATAATAGTTCTGAGCGAAGGTCACGATCTTCTGACGAAGCATACCTTGCATCTCAGCCACCACATTGAGGAACTTCTCATCGGATGAGAGTTCAAACACAGGTGTACTGAGACGACGATCGTGTTGATCGAGGAACTTCTCACAGTGAGATTCGATAAGACCAGACCATGTTTTATACTTGATGATATCCCACTTCTTGTTGAGGCTCATCACCGTGGCTTCCATCACCCCTTCATTCGCGCCATGGGGGAATGAGTTGTTCACCACAGAAGTGAAGATCTTGAAATTGAAGTAACGCAACACGTCCATCATGAATCCGTGACGGATACGTTCGTTCTTGATGAAGATGGGAGCCAGATAGATCAGCCAGAAGCACAGGAGGTTGAAAGGATCACTCTGCACATTGCGGGTCTTGTCGATTGTGTGGATACCCTTGATCGTATTCTTGAAGTGAGCATAGTCCACTCCGAAAATATCGAAGAGAGCATCTCGATCACTGTCCTTGAAAACGATAGGGTGGACACCCAGGGTGTTCCCATGGAGGGTGAGTGGGTTAGAGCCACGAATCGTGAACCGTACCACGAGTTCTTTCATCTTGAGGATGTGGTTGTTGTTGATGCTAATACCAAGAGCACCGAAACCTTCCGTAATAGCGGTCATCGTGTCATCTCATTTTCTGATAGTTGTCTCACACTATTGGGGAGTAATAGCGAACTCTAGATACATAGGGAGGGGATGATCCCCTCCCTATGCTCTAATTTACCCTAGTAAGTCCGTCAGGATGCTTTCTGCTCTCTTCTGCCCCATCGTACCGAACATACCACGATTGTCCTCCACGGCCTTCCTATCGGCAAATTTGAAGGGATCGCGCATGATCTCATCAGTGGTAGCAGGTTCGATAAAACGAGACTCAGGAAGCATGGCTTCATACTTACGGATCTCTCCCTTGATCATCTCGATCACAGATAGATCGAATTGATTCTTGAGAGCATTAGAGAGCTTCTCGATTTGATCAGTCGCATGTTTGATGATGGCTTCTTGCTTACGGCGCTTCTGCTCTTCTTCAGAGTTAGAATTACCATAAGAAGCAAAGGACATGATCGTACCAGGTTCGATCCCGTATACGTCCAGGTTCTTACCGAAGAAGATGATCCACATCGCCATCAAATAGGCGATGACAGTATCGTCCTTACCATCAGCTGCGTGATCGACTCGTCCATTGCGTTCCACAAGGGAGCTGAGTTCGGAGACGAGTCTTGCGTCCTTAGTGAGGTGCCCTGCACGAGAGGTGGCTTTGATGAGGACTGAGCTATAGAGCTCATCGCGCTTGGACTTGTCCGTCTTGATGCCGAAGTATCGCTTGACAGATGTTTCCAACAGCGATGGATCATTGATATTGATCCTTCCGAACTCAGCCTCATTACGGCGGTCTACGACCCAGTTGAAGATGCGCTTGAATGGATTCTGACCTGCATGGGTCAACATAGCACCCACGATATCGATGATCGATGTTCCAGAGCTTTTGTTTTCTGGGATGAACAACATCTTGGGATAGCGGATCAAGAAGTTAGCGATCGAAGTCGCTACTGTGTTGATATTACCCTCGACTGCTCGATAGGTGAAGACCACCTCCAGTGTCTTGGGATTGATCCCCACGAGAGTGGTAGCGTCCCTGTTGATGAGTTCTGACGAGTCACATCCCACGATGATAGGTGTGTTCTTGAAATCACGAGATTCCACCACACTCTGCGGTACGTACCACCTGATGAGGAATCTATCACTGATGATCTCAGTCCACACTGGGTCGATCTGAGATGATGTGATTCGGCTGAGGATCTCTTTGGGGATGATGGGATTGTCCTGGACGGATACCCAGCGATTGAGATAGTCGCGACAGACTTCATCTGCTGACAAGTTGTTGCGAGTGATGATGTCTCGGAGCCACTCATTGGTCCTCCCCAACTGAAGGTGGGAGAAGGTACCATTGATCATCTTCTTAGGAGAGTTGGCCTTCACCACCATGTGGAGCTTTTCACTATCCTCGATATCGTACAATGTCTCAGTGAAGTTCATTGCACCATCGAGGATTTCAGCTGCTGCTTTAGCATCTCTCTTGGATGGATCGCCAGCAGTGGTAGTGATAATGTTCGAGTGAGGCTGACCATTCGCTTTAGCATTTGCTCGTGCAGTGTCGGTCGATGACAGAATCACCGAGTAGGACTTTCTGATGTGCGAGATAAATGCAATTTCGTCGAAATGTACACCGGAAGGAGACGAACCACGTGCTTGCTTGTCAGCGCTGGCTTCGTCGGCCTGGCCCACCATCGTCTCATACTTGTTCTTCAGAGCAGCATAGTAGAGAGTGGTGGAGTTGTTCTTATCGGCATAACGATCGGGTGCCAGCATCCACGATGGAAGCGTTTCTCGCATGCGTTTGATACGAGAAATGTTTTCCGTACGCAGAGTGTCATCCTTAGTCATCATACCAAATGTATACGACTTAGCACCGATGTACATCACCCAAGTGGTGATCGCCAAGGCTCCGACGGTCTTGCCTGTATTGTGAGTGACGATATCATCATCGGTGATGTAGAGATGATCGGGATGATCAACATGGATGCATTGGACTTCCTTATCGCCGACATATTCGATGGAATCTATTGTCAAGTGATTAGAGAAGTCAGTACCATTCCAGAATGGGATAAGGATCTCATCCTGAGATGCGCGAATCTGTTCGAGTGAGTATACTCGCCAAGGTTCTTTCCACGATGAGCAGTACACCCGCCATAGGTGGTCATTACAACACTCAGTGGAACGTCCGTCCGACAGGGTTACTTTGTATACCGGTTTGGCGCCGTGGGGGTAGACACCAGCGACTCGCACTGTCGTACCATCGGGAGCCAAGATCTGAGTACCGTATGCCACATCACCCATGGTGATATGACCGTCCGGTGTACGGATCTTAGCATCGAGTGGCTGTGCCTGTCGCGGCTGCATGGACCAGTAGTCGATGCCGTTGAGGAAGCACCAGGTCATGGAGAGTGAACCACGGTTCAACTCGTAGGGTACTGGATCGCCACCCTGTGAGTAGATCTTGAGGACTTCGCGTTTGAAGTACCAAAGATTCCTCGCTGCTTCATTGCAGACCTTCTGACGCAGGATCTCATTTTCGGGTGTATCTTCTGTCAGACTATGTGGATCGACGTTCAGTAGATCCTTGTCGTAGAGACAGAGATGGAACGCATAGTTCTTGATACCCATCTTCTTGAGAAGTTGGGCCATACGCAAGAAGCTGACATTCTTGGTGTTGTAATGGGGTATAGCACGTAGCTTACCAGCTGCATTACGCCAATCTTTTTCAAACAGGATAGCCATAGTTATCAAAATGTCTTAGCCATATAGGCTTCGAGGTCGACTTCGACATCTTGACCAGAGTGGAGAGTCTGTGCTTGTTCGGAGGTGATGAGCCCACGATCTTGCGCCAATTCGACCAGCCACTTGAAGAAGTCAGATACTTCACGCCATGATGAACTCATGTCTTCGGGTATCTGCTGACAGTAGGAGGGGATCATGAGCGCACCCATGCTACCGATGACCAGTTCAGGGCATGCCAGGTAGAAGTATGCGAGTTCATCATCCACGATAGTGTCGAGGTAGATCTTGACAGACGCCTTACAACGACCGATCGCTGCGATGAGCGAGAGGTATGCCACAGGGGCTACATTGGTCAGGTGACTGGTGAGACGGAGATGGACTTCGTCCTTCTCAGTGAGCTCCTGGAAGAAGATACACAGACGCTGAGACAGAGATGTCCCATCGATCGAGAACCCAGTGAAGATGGATACGTGATGTACGCCATCCTTGACCAGGATAGTGGCTGGCTTGAAGTAACTGGGTACCCGGTTCTCTTCTTCAGCCACCATCTGTAGGAGATCGCCCATGGAGCGCGTCTGTTTCAGACCATCGGTATTCTTCGGAGTGAAACTGAATGACTCCATAGCGAAGGATTCGGCCGGGAGGAGATCCCTGCGATATTCTTGGAACTCCATGGGTTACACCCTCCGTTCGCGAGTATAGGAAACCGCACCGATACGTTCGATGGCGGTACGACCGCTCAGGAACTTATCGCACTCGCTATTGCGCATGTCGTCGACTTCCTTCTCATTGAAGGGTCCATGCTCCACGAGTCGGTCGAGGATACGGTCGACATACTTCTTGGTGAAGCCTGCACGACGCAAGATGCTCGTGGTCTTACCAGAAGCACCCTGTGAGGACATATGTTGCATGAAGTATGCACCCTCACAGATGTGACGTTCATGACCTGCTACCCAGGTACCTGTGGCTGCTGAGGCCACACACCCATCTGCATAGGTGACGACGTGGGCCTTGGTGGTATCCATAGCCGAGATCAGACGACCCATGAGATGGACAGCACCACCACGTGAGATGAGTCGGATATGGAACTCATCAAACTCAGTGGCATCATGCATGGCCAGGACCAGATCATCGATCGCATTGGTCCATTCCAGGATCGAGAACTCCGAATAGAGGTAAGCGGTATATTTGATACCACCCTCGATAGCAGAGGTCTTGATCAGAGGACCTTTGGAGATGTCAGGTAGCTTGATCTCAAATGCACCCGAAGGTGTGATCTGAGGAAGCTTGGATCGATCGGTGAAGAACTTGGTGACTTCCACAGAAGGTCCCTTAGGACCTGTATAGTGAGAGGCAGGGAAGTAGGTCACCGATTTGGCATCGATCCAAATACGGAAGTCTTCCTGACTGAAGGTGGTCACCGCACCGATGCGGTTCACACGCACGGCGTCGCCGTAGCACGCGCGATAAGCGGCGACTGCTTCTTCCTGCGTCGTAGCGCCCAGGATGATCTTGTGCTCATCGAAGAGGCGTGTATCGGGACAGATCTGATCGATGACATAAACATCGAGGTGATCTGCATCGATCGACACCAGGAAGATGTCGAGTTCTTCACCATGAGAATCGGTGGTACCTTCGATACGACCGTAAGGATATTCGAAGGTGTTGGATACCTTCTGTCCACCCATCTTGGTCTTCGTTCGGGTTTGACCCTTCAGATATTCCAAGACGATGGTAAAGGAGTTAGCGATCAGATAAGGAGTCTCGATCTCCAATTCCGATTCGCTGATGGGTAGAGGTATAGCTACCATGATCAGAGTCCTTTGAAGTGATCGTGGAAGAGCGAACGAGCATACCGATCACCATGACGAGCCAGTAGGCCCGAGTCGGGATCGATCAGAGTGCGCGTGCGCACCACTCGCCCGACAGTATTGGTGCCCAAAATCTCAGCCAATTCACTATCAGCCAAAGACTCCAATGCCACGGCATCGATCAGGAGCTTACCATCCGAGGTGATGTCGATCTCATATTCATGGAAATCGTCAACCCCATTACCCATCGATTCCAGGCCGATGGCATGGAACTTATCCGTCGTCGCATAGCCAGAAGCCAGGACTGCATCGAATGTGGTGAAAGCATGGACGGTACGGAAGGTACGACCATCGGGGAGCATCTGACCCGACACGAATGCTCGCAGTGAGAAAGCTGTATTCTGGATGGGATCATCCAGGCTTTCCTTGAGAGTAGCACCTTTCTCACCAGCTGGCTTGATATCTGCTCGTAGGACGATAGTACCATCCGATGCAGGAGCATCGGTATAGATCCCTGTGAACAGGTGGGATGCACGTGCTTCCTGGACGTCCATGAGACGAGCCAGTGCGGCATCCTTATCCATACCCGTGAAGCGAGGGTGACCTAACTCACCATAGGCCTTGTGGGCCACATAGTTCTTATAGAAGGTACCCTCAGGGTTGGTGATGGCTTTCATCATCGACTCAGGTTCGTAATAGGTCTTCTGTTGGGTCGTCTGGTTGAGTACCATCATGGGCAAGCCCTTGTAGATACCATTCGAATCGGGCTTGATCACACCGACACGACCATTCTTACCCGTGAACAGGGTTTCCATACGAAACTGGATATTTTTAGGCATGGTAGAAGTCATGGCGACCTATCCTTGTCCACCAAAAATAAAAGATACCGCCTACAAAGACTCACTAATGAACTGTGGTCTATCTGTACTAGGTTAGCTAAGATAACCATGACAGACAAATAGTAGGCGATGGCGAATATATCCATCATAAGCCTGTCTCCTAAGAGGCAGATCGTACTGATCACGAGTGAAGTATATTCCTGGTAGACAGGGGTCCATAAGGAATCTTCTCGTGATAACCTCCGCAAGGAGTACCAGGCTTTGATGACGTCAAAGTATCGGCTCATGACCTTTCCCCACATCTCTCGGTGGGAGACCACGCAGCACATCTTCGAATGGCTGCTTTTCTGTCACTTCATGGAGGAGTGCAGACACGGTACCACGATCCCTGAAATAGGAACCGTTGATACGTGCCACAGTACCACTGGGAGCCAGGGAGATAGAGTTGAGAGGGACAAACATCATGGGTTTATCCATGGGCGTACGCCGATAGGGTACAGTCACGCTGTCGGAGTCTCGAGCCAAGTGAGCGATGATACCGCTCCATACAGAGCGAGACACACCGATACCTGCACCGGTGATCTCCTTAGCTGTATCGAATAGCTTGAGGAGGTCGTTGTAGGTATAGTGGTAGGGTACATTACCCGACTCGATGTATTCCTTCCACAGAGCGTAGACCACACGCTGATTCTGGATGACGCGATAGGACGTCATGAAAGTGTCGCCAGTCTTGAGGTGGAGCACTACATACTCGACACCATTGTAGGTCATGGAACCGATATCGGTAGGTTCGATAGTGATCGCTGCTAGGATGTTAAGACCTGCGCGATATTTACCATCGAAGATCATGTCCATCGATCCGATGGTGGTGACACTGTCACCGATCTCCAGGAATCCATGCGTACCAAAACGACGAGGTATTCTCAGTTCTAGGGTTTCACCAATGAACTTCATGGAGAACTTAGTCTCGTCCTTTTCGAAATACTTGGAGATGTCAGTGATGGTCGTCACTGGGTTGGTATATGGACTCGACATAAGAGCTCCTAGAACTGTCCTTCAGTAGCCTCCAGGGAGGACCTCATAGGTATAAGGAGAAAGAGGAGTAGGGGAGTGACCCCCTACTCCTAAGTTTTCCCATGTCCCTCTTCGGACCTCTTAAACCGTACGACCCGAAATCACTTGTCCTTCTTGGGACTGAAGTGACGCGATACAGCCTTACCGATGCGCAGGAGGCGCTTCAGCTGTTTCGATACCTCACCGAACAGACCGGACTGTGATCCGGTTGCGCGCGAAATCAGAGCGAGTACTGCTTTGTCGGCCCTCGGGTCGGCCGAATAGCGTTCCACTCCTGCCAGTTTCGCAGCGAGCTTCTTCTGAGCCTCTTCGCAGTGCTTGACCTGCGCATCGAGATAGTCGACCGCCGAGTTGAAATTCGATTCGTTCCATCCGGACTGTGCGAACGGCTGAGTATCGAGATCGCCTTCGAGGTCTTGCTTGCTCATTTCTCCGACTTGCGCCGAGAACTTTTCCCACGATGCTTTCTGGAAGTCGTGAGGAATGCTGTTGAACAAGGTCTCGAACTCTCGAGCAGCCTTTTCGTAGGCAGCGCGGGCGGTGTCAAACTCCTTGCGAGTGACGCAGGGTACCTTGTCATCCTTGCGCTTGATGACCCAACCAGCAAAACCGGCCCAGAAAACGAAGGGGAGGAAGATGCCGGCAATCATGAGCGCTTTGCGGTACTTCTTGATGAAGTCGCGGAAACCTTCAGTTGCGATGTTTTCCATGTAGTCGGGGTCAAGCGCGCTCAAAAGCTTGACCTGAACCGTGGCCGTACCGAGATCTTCGACAGCCACCCCCGTGATGCCCATATCCGACAGTAGCTTACCATCGTGATTCAGGAACGCGATCAGATCGTTCGACAGAGGGCCCTTGGCGGCCAGCTGATGCAAACAACGCGCCTGCGAGGCTTCTTCAAACAACTTTGCATGTGACATGTCATGTCCTTCCTAGTGTACACATATGGATAGTGGAAGTAAACTTACCATCTACCAGGTTGATATTTCTTCAAAAAATCAGTCGTGTGGTACGACCTGAGACTTCTTGAGCACAGCTGCGAATTTCTTATCGAGGTATTTGATTGCCCGCGATGAGAGAACGAAACCTTTGAGACCATTATCGATGACACGCTTGATGTTCGAGATCGTCTTCTTGTAAGTACGATCCTTCTCATGTTTGCGGATGAATGTGCGCAGTGTATCCAAGCGAAATTCATAACGCTTTGCAGAGTCTCTCAGCTGCTTATATAGCTTATCGATCTCATGATGAGCTTGTTCGATATTGGCGACAGTCCAACCAGAGGTGGGAGCTGACACTACATCTTTGTAGTTGAAGAGAAACTTGATGTGGGTCTCAGCTACTGAGAACCGACCGCGGTTGGTCTCTTCACCCATCTCATACATGAATTCTTCCACTGCATCCGCATCTGACGGATCAGGGAAATGCTTGACCACATACTCGTCATATTCGAGTAGCGTGCGAGTGGTCTTGATCATGTCCATAAAGACATCGTGCTTGATCACATATCCACCGGCCCACGTTGCACCGAATCGCACTAAGAGTGCACTGCCAGTAATAGCCTGTCCTACCTTAGTTGGGATATTGGTGGAATAGTCAGCTACCGTCTCTGCTACATTGACAATGAAGTCGAGGATGCCTTCCAGGGCAGCCTCTGCTGTATGAGCTGGATCGATGGATGACATGATCTGGAGATGAGCCTTCTGGATATCCCCATCGGATTCCAAAGACTCGATCCCCAGTCTGTCTCGCACCGACTGATCATGGAGGACGAACTTCACCAACATCGGATCGATGTGACCATTTTTGGTCAATTCGATATAGGTCAGCTGCTGGAGAGCTTCGTCGAAGAGATGAGTGCTAAGACTGTCCATGATTACTTCGCCACGCGCTTGAAGTTCTTGCTCATGCGATCATTCCAGTGGACGATCTGACGAGCAACCGAAGCCGATGCAGAAATGATCTTCGACATCTCACCCATGGTCTCGGTGATATAGAAGATCACATCTTCAGGCTCAGTGCTACCGGGACGTACTGCTCCACGGAAGCCGGTCACAGGCTTGTAGAGACGGTCACGGAGTTCTTGGTTCTCTCGTTCCAGACGAGCGTTCTTGTCGCGCAGATTGGAGTTCTTCTGCTCGAGTTCATCGACCTCCGTGGAGAGGCGATCCGCACGCTTGGCCAGTTCTCGGATGGCGATCAGTGTCTTGGCGGTATTGCGAGCCTCACGAGTTGCCTCCGAAAGACCATTGTAAGTCTTGACGAACTCATCGATATAAACCGAGAAGTTATCAGGAGTCCAACCAGACTCTTCGAACTTGACAGTCTTGATGTTGGCGACCTGTTGCTTGAGACGACCTGTCGCTGTCTTGAGTATATTGACCTCACGACCCATGTACATGTAGAAGTCTTCCCACTTGTGCATGTTCAGATCCTTGGGGATCATAGCGCAAGCTTCGGTCTCGACCTTGACGAGTTCCTTGTAGGTGTCGAGGATCACATCCATCGTACCACGAGCTGGTACATAGCGCTCGCGGATAGATGTGGTCACATATATGCTACCAGCGAAGAGCGCCACACCGCCGATGGTGGTGAGGATCGGATGCTCCGATGCCCAGTCGACCATGTTCTTGAAAACATCACCGATGCTTTCGACAGCCAAGTTATGGATGTGATCATCCGACAGAGTCGTCAGGAGGAGCTTCTCATGACCTGTGAACATATCGATCGATTCAAAAGCGCCCATGCGCTCGAATTCATATCGATCTTCATCGAAGTTGAGGAAGCACTGCGTCGCAGGATCAGGACCTTCTTGTGTGAGGACTTCACGAGCTCGCATAGCGAGCATCACTGCCGAAGGTGATGTGTTGATGAGAGTAGCCATGGTTGCGATCCTTATTTCTTGGGAGCTTCGACAGGCTCGTAATGGTGCGAAACACCGACGAGGATCTTGTCGACCAGGGTGTCAGCCTTATGACCCAGTTCAAAGGCCTTGTTGTAGAACTGAGTCACCTTGTTGATCTGATCGGCAGTCTTCATCTGATCATCGCCGAAGCGATTGATGAGAGCCTGGGTCAGACGACCATTCTTGGTCCACACTTCCAAGCTCTTGCCGAACACCTCAGCAGCCTTACTGGCAGTCTGAGCACTATTGACGAAATGGAGCTCATCCCAACCAGAATGGTCATAGGGACCAGGCTGTACTTCCAGGAGAGGGTCCAGATCGGCAGAGAGCTTGTCGATCTTCTTTTCGAAGTCCGAATCGATCTTCGCCTGGATCTTATCCCAGGGAGCATCCTGCGACACAGTCGGATAAGCACCGGCGATATCCTTGAGGAGTTTGGAGACCTCCGTATAGATAGCCAGAGCCTTACGACATGTGTCGAAGGAATAGACCGGAGAGTTCTTCTTCATGGAGCGCTTGATCTTCATCGCCGATGTGATGGCCAGACCAGCCAACATCCCGAATGCTTTACCAAACACAAAGCCCTTGAGCTGATCGACCATGCCCTTGGCGATGAACTTGGGAGCTTTGGCCAGCAGACCAGCGAGCTTAGTCAGGAGGCTCTCCAGAGCCATCTCACGCATCGCATCGGGACTGAAGTTCTCAGTGATCGTTTCATGGACCTGTTGCGTATCCGACAGGTCAGGCAGACCCAGTTCGGTAGCCAGGTTACCATCGGTATCCATGACCTTGATCAGTGTCGGTGACACCCCATGCATATCCACAGCGTGTTTGTATGCCAGAGCAGTCAGATGCTGCTGACGAAGTTCTTCATAACTCACTGGATTTCTCCTACTCTAACTATGCCGACACATAGTCGATGAAGCGGACTTTCGAGAACACACTGTCCTCTACAAATTTGGGAGGTGAGATGTAATTGGGATTGCGGATAGACCGATAGGAGTCGTAGTCTCGATGAGTATCATCGACCATGACTTCACGGAAACCCCCATCCTCCTCGTAGATGAGATAGGAAGGACATAGTCCGCATCCTAGATTCACCACCCCTGATAAGAACGAAGATGCAAAATGCTTGTATACGCCTTTGACAGCATCAGGATGTACATCAGTAGCGACAGAGAAGACACTGTCATTATTGATGACGATCAGGAAGCTGTGATAATGAGCGATACGCGACTTCACGAACCCTACATTCTCGAGTGTCCCCAAAGGGACGCCTATAGGATTGGAAATGAAGATGTCATCAAAAGCATCATCATAGCGACGCGAATCTTGAGCAGGGACGTCCCTCAGGATGTCTTTATGGAGGAGTGTCCTGGGGTTATTGCGGAACTGACGGACGAGGTCCAATCGGTTCGTGTGGAGGGAGAGGAAACGACCTCCCAGAGGAATCAGGACATTAGACTCCATGTGATAGAGATAACCATCGATGACGATGAGTACTGTCTTACCATCGATACTCACTCCTGCATCGATCGTAGCCAATCCATTATACTGATCAATGGTCACCATCGATTCTGTAATCGGGATACATGTGTGACCCCCCAGTTCCGTCGTATCGATCAGAGTGACATCTTTGTGAGCAGAAACGCGCATCGTGCGGAAACCGTCCACGACGAAGAGTTCGTCCTGATGGAGGATAGTGCGATGGAATACCCCGTTGACAACCACTAGGGAGTTGGAGAGATCCTTGGTGCTCGAAATCACCAGATCATCCAGACTTCCTTTGAGCTGGTTGTCATTGCGGATAGTGGGCGTCTCCAAGAGAGTATAGTCCACCTCATATCTCTTATCAGAGATGGGATTGAGGACCGACAGTCGCTTGTTGTAAGCACCCTTGGAATTGATAGATGGGATATAGTCCACCAAATACTTGGTGACAAATTGGTCATCCAGGAGAGTGGTCAGTCCTGTCGAAACAGGATGCGTCATGACGATACCCGTCTCCCTCAGGAAGATGAGTGCCAGGTTGAGGGTGTAGTAACGCTCCAGCTTTTCCACAACAAGGAAGTGAGTTCCATATCGCACGGACTCGAGCGTCACGGTAAGGTCAGTCGACTCCTTGAGGGTCGAGCCGATCTGTGTGACAATTTTGACAGGGACATAGGTCATGATAGCCCTCGTGAGTTATTGATCATAGCATGTGAAAGGTAGGAGGGCGTGAGCCCTCCTACCTCACTTATCCTGCGTAGGATCCAGACGAAACGGTGACTGGAGCACCATAGAGAATCAAGTTCGTGCTGGCATTCACCTGCTTGATGAACTCCACCAAGACTGTAGCATTGTTGTGCTGACCAGCGATCGATTCTGCGATATTGAAAGCCAGGCTGTAATTGTCCACCGGAATCATAGCTGGAGAGATCATCGCCCCTGTCGAGATATCGCGGATCAGGAAGTGAGTCGGTTGCTGAGGTGCCGACATCAGATTCGCATCATACATGGGCGATACCATGGTGAAGAAGGAATTGATGAAAGCAGCCTTGTTTCCGAACGGATCTGTCGGTACGAAGTACTTGTTGAGAGTAGCATCGTACTTGATCCGAGGACGACGTGAGAGCGCTGTGTCCAGACCATACACATACGGCGAGGTGGCACTGTCCGTGAAGGACCAGCTCACCAGAGCAGTAGGTGCCCCGAATCGAATACGGATGTTCTGAGTACGATACGTGTTGGTGGGGTAGATCACACCATTCACATTACGCATGTTGATCCGGATCGTGTAATTCTGCCACGTACCAAAACCAGACGAACCTAAGTTGAGGGTACCGCTGATGATGGATACATAGGCAGTCACATCACGACTGGTTGAACCATCTCCAAAGTACATGAAGTACCGAACCACATACTGACCAGAAGCCGAGTTGTAGTAGGGGACGGGTACGATCTTCGAGGAGACACCTGTCTCCGCAGGTACGACAGTGACCGTGAATTCCTTGGTGATCATCTCACCATTGGAAGAGGCAGCTGCCGCAGAGATGGATTCGTGGGGAGAACGGAAATACTTGATTGTCATGGTCTGAGTGAGTCCAGGTGCTGATGAGATGAAATCCTCAGCCCCATAGAGGAAGCACTTCTCATTGTCGATCGCGATATCCGCTGTCGTACCATCGGTGTATACGAGCTGTGCCGATACACCCAACGACAAGACATCCTGACGTTCATAGACGTAGAAGGTACCATCGGCCAGAGTCTGGTTGGCTCGCACGTTGAGTGCAGCGATGGGCTTGGTGTAGAACAGGTTCTCATTGATGACAGCCGACTCTTTGACGAAGAGCTTGGCCGAGTAGAGTTCCTGACCTGCTTCATCGAAGACTTCGAGGAGGATTTCCTCATTGTCTTCCAGAGCGACACCCACCTTGCATGAGGGCATATACCAACTAGTGTTCGAAGAATCGATGGGAGACAGAGGCACCAGGTTCGACACCAGAGTGTCTGTCGCATCATAGCGCTGCGAGATGATGGTCTGGTTAGACTGACCAGGATATCGCGACAGACGATACGACCTGGGTGATTTACCCAGGAAACGACACTTGGAGTCGATAGTGACTGGATAGGGAGCTGCACGACGGTCAATGTAGAGTCGTAGTTTGGCATTCCCGTAATTGAGTAGAGAAGCTACCGACACATCGTCAGAGAGGCTCGGTACTGCGATATAGGAGGGGATATTAGCAGTACTGACTGCTACCACCCAGAGCTGGGAGTTGTCAGTATCGCGCACGATCGAGTTGACCGCAGGTACGATACGCTTACCAGAGTAGTTGGCATAGGAAGGATCTTCCCATGTCGGATCATAGATCTGGTTGCGTTCGTAAATCGCAGGGAGAGCCGCTTTGTACAGCAAGGTCTCATCGAGGATAGGATTTGTCATAGCAGGACCTCTCTGATCGAGATAGCGGACGGAGTCAGTACCAGACTATCGAGTCGTTGGATACTGAGCATATCGGTGGGATCCTCAGTCGAGATGTTGGTATAGTGGGCATTGATATCCACGAACCTACGGTCGACTGCTGTGTTGGATGCTCCTAACACAGGATCATTGTCCACTAGGATCTTGTACTTTGCAAACTGACGCAAGAATGCATCTGTCGAGGGTTCATTCACGATAGTGAGGTTACCCTTCATCACGTCATAGCCTACCTGTGCCAGGAAAGGACTATAGAGCTTATACACGTGATCGATGACAGTCGTATCAGGGTAGACTTGTTGTACGAGACCTAAGAGGATGTCGATCTTGGCCTTGAGTGACCGATCATCAGATGAGGAGGTACTCTTCAGGAGTTTGAGAGCAGAATAGGGCATATTCCACTCGATCATGAAAAGACCCCCATCGCGAAGATCACTCTCCGACTCGAGCGTATTACCCACTTCGGTGAAACCGTCGGTGAGTTTACCATCGACGAAGATACGACTGCACTGCTTCTCCCAGAATGCTGGGGTAGACTTACGAGTCAACTTATTGTCGATGACGTAGCCGGAGTCGAATGATCCCACTGTATCTCCGTGGAACACTACCTCGACGATATTATTCGACGAAGTCAGAGAGATGTACTCAGCATTGGAGATCATGAGGAGTGTGGAGAGGATGTCACTTTGTGCACCATATTCGTGCACGATGGAGTAATCGACATTCTCCACGAGACGGTGTCCATTGATGTAGACCTCAGCTGTATTGTAATACATGGATGGGATGAGCACATTGGAGTCAGATGTCACTTTCTTGAGATCGAACACCAAGGACTGACTGTCAGCCAACTCATCATCGATCGTGAGGATCTGCGTACGCAGACCATACTTGGGGATGAGATGGAAGGTCGAGTCGTAATGGATACCCTTCCACAGATAGGTGTAGGTACCATCAGTATTCGCAGTGACTGTGTAGTCTGAAGACGATGCAGCGATCGCAACAAATCCGTCAGTCGCAGTACCCTTAAGGACATTACGAGGAGACGAATACTGGATCTTCTTAACCACAGTGTAATCATCACTGTCCATCACCAGGGTATGATTAGATGGAGAGGGGACGAATGTGGTAGGTGTCCTCAGCCCATACTCGAAGACATAGAGGTCGATCTTCGCAGTGGTGGGTAGTGTGACTCCCTCCAAGACACTGACTGAGAAATGCTCAGAGTCGATGTCACTTACTGCCACATAGTCGTCGCGGATCTTGATACCTTCGGCATACATGATCACATCACAACGGTAACCATAGAGGCGTGCTGGTTTACGGACAGTGGTAGGACCACCTCCATAGACGTAAGACCTGCGAGCATCACCGATAGTCGATGCGATATCGAAGAAGCCGACTGCTGCCTCGAACTTATTGACCACGGTCTCAGCTGAAGCGACATTGGCGGAATAGAGCAAGTCAAGGAAGGGAGAGACTTCCAGATTCTGAGCTTTCCACTCCGAGATACCCTCAGGGATAGAAGCTGTCAGATGACCCATGATCTTCTCATCCGAGAAACCATAGAGGTCACTCAGGTTATTCACATCACTGGTGAGCGTCAGAGGCTTCGTGGGGAAGCGCACATATACACGGATCTTCACAGATAGTGACCCTAGGGACTGACGCAATGCTGCCAATAGAGTCCGAGGGATCGAGAAGTCATTGTGCGTGATCGACTCGATCGCATGTTCATCGATACGGATCCCGTAGAGCCCACGATGTGTCGATGGGTCATAGACCACAAAGTCGACTGTGTCATTGGTGATGATCACATTGTTGGGATTGAGGCTCTTGGGGATATGGAGAATCTCACGATACTCTCCATACAACTCGGAGTAGTATCCCGTGACGTCACTGTCCACATCGATATCAGTATATCCCACCACATCGGGATCGGAGGTGATCTCGACCACATCTCCATGTACCAGAATAGGCACATGGACACGAGCCAGGTAGACGATACCGTTCACCAGGACTGTAGTACCATGAGGGTGCTGATCGAATGCCTCTAAAATCGCCTGAGAGACGATTGTAGGTGTAGTCACCGATCCCAGGGTAGTAGACACCTTCAGGTAGCTCTTCTCCACCGGAGAGGCTCTGCTCGTGTCAAAATTGACAGTGATATAAAGCGATGGATAAGTCTCACCTGTACACTTACGTGTAGAGGTGGTCTCCACTGCGATCACGACCACGTCTGTGATCTTGTTATACAAGAGCCAAATGGCTCCCATCGGGAGAGGATGCCCACTCGCACTGTAGATATCGAACCTGACACCTGTGTCATTCAGGATGTCATTGGCATTGACCCAGGTGCGGTGCGGAAGTTTGATGAATCGACCAAAGCGTGTAGCGGGGGATCGATAGACAGCATAGACCGTGCCCGAGGTGGGAAGACCCACCTCGGACCGATCAATCGTCACCGTACCGATCTTGACCCTCTTAGCGGCTTTGTCGATCCCGAAATTGACACGTCCGTGGTCATCCGGTGAGTTCCAGGTTTTACCGAAGTAAAGCTGGTTCAGATAGGATGCCAGACTAGCCGAGGGAGTCGACGGTAATTTCATGGGGAGGATCCTTTACAATCCGGACAAGACCGCAGGGTTACGGACCAATTCCTGCATCACCTTTCGGTTTTCAGAATCGAGCTTGAACTTAGCCATAGAGAAGCTAAGTCCGCAGCGGATACCCGAAGCCACCGACAGAAGGATGTAGGCAAAATACGGAGGGTACTCAAGCGCAATGCGCGACACATTGCTGTCACTGAAGATGGTCATGAACTTGCGGTTCATGATGGGTACATCGATGTGAGGATGCTCTGATCCACCGATCTCGGATATATCCAGAGCCGCGATGAGCCGTGTCACATCGACAATATTTGTGGGGATAGGAGTACCCAAAACTTCCTTCGAAAGCGCCGCGATTTGATCGAGATCGTAGATGTCATACAGACCCAGATCTCGTGCATTGGCTTTCACAAACGACACTGCGGTCGCGGGAGATGTCATCTTCCCGACATAGAACAAGGACAAGATGATCTTGATCAGGTTCTCAGTCACAGGCGTAGTCTTAAACTGACCTGCTAGGCCAGCGGCTACGGTCATACTATAGACCTTGGCGACATGGCGCACGAATGTGGGAGAAATCCACGTCGGAGAGCTCGAATTGTAGTAGCTCCGAGACAGAAAATCCTTCACGATGCGACCATGGAACTGGCTCACATCGGAGAAATCTCCGTTTGCCTTGGTGAGGTCGGAGATGTTGACGATCACCCGATCGTTGATCTCTGGGAACGCAACCAATGACGACGAAGGAGGGTTCTTGAGTGCACTCTTCATCTGCATCACATCCATCGTGATGAACGTCATGTCGATACACTCAGGAAGACTGTTCATCTTGGTGGGCAGTCTGAGGAGGGAGTAGGTTTTGTCCTTCCCTGATGCAGCGATGGATTGTACCAGATCGGCGATCGGAGAACTTCCTGAAAAGCGGGTTCGAAAGAGCTCGCTTTTCTTCTGGGTAGGGAGAATCGCTCCACGATTGGTCATCAAAAATGTAAGCAAACGGGTGATCGAGTCCTCGTGCAGGATCGATGACACGTTCAGTGTTTTGAATAAATTGTCGCGTCCCATAAGGGCTACTCCGCTCTAGGTCTCGTCACACTATAGTCGGTTGAGAAGGAATATCACCATGGCTAACAATCAGGGTTACCCTACAGTCAAACTGGATATCTTGGACAGTTCCAAGGCATCCACGTCGGTCCTCACCTCTCAACTCGAGAGCGGTCTGAGTACACCGATCCAGTTCATTCTCGCAGAGCGCGGTGTACCGGGTCGTATCTATTTCGGTGGTGGTAAGGAAATGACCAAGGCATTTGGTGCCGAGTCTTTCCTCGAGACATCTCCCTACTACACACCGGCTACGCGCATGCTGGGTATCCATTCGAATGGTGGTGGCGTATGCGCCATGCGTCTGGCAGCTGCGGATGCCAAGACATCCACATTCGGTCTCTTCCTGGAAGTGTCGCTGGTCAATGTGATCCAGTACCAGAAGACCGCCAGCGGTGCTCTGATCTTGGATGGTAGCGGCAACCCGACTCCCAAGAAGTTGGCAGACAATGTCACCAACGAGACTGCTCCCGGTGTGAAGATCAAGTGGGTGTATCGCAAGCTGGCTGACAACGAGTCCTACCGCACTCTGGAACCCGTGGTCACCGGTACTGGTGCCGCACAGAAGACTACCTACCCGATTCTGGCCGGTGAGGCTCTCTCACCCGGTAAGTACGGCAATCGTCTGGGCTTCAAGCTCTTCTCGGCTACTTCGAGCAATGCCGCTATCGCTGATGCGGTGGGCTCGGCTATCTATCGATTCGCTCCGATGGAGCTGCCCACCTCGACATCAACGACCGCGTCGGCTGTGGTGGACCGTTATGGTACCTCCTACAATGACTTCTCATTCAAGAACGTGGCTATCTACAATCCCACTGCAACGAATTATGCGTTCCGCAGTGTGATCGCTCGCAAGTATGCCGATGCCGACACTGGTGATGCGCTGCTCGATTTCAAGATCCTGTCCTACGGTCAGCACATCGAAACGATCGGTAACCTGATCATCGGCAAGTCGAGCGACCTGACGGGTGTCGATCCTTATCGTCTGGACCTGATCAAGGGTGTGGATGGTAACAACGAGTACATCGATGTGTTGCAGATCGATGGTGCTTCCAGCGGTGTGGTGAACAGTGCTGTCCTGAACTACTTCGAAGGTGGGGATGATGGTGATGTGAGCTTCCTGGGTCTCCAGACCCTGATCCGTGACTGGATCGCAGGTACTGACCACGGGGAGTTCAAGTATCTGACCAAGTGGCCGATCACTCACTTCTTCGATCCTGGGTTCACCCAGCCGACGAAGCTGGCGCTCTTCCAACTGCTCACGATGCGTGACAACCTGAATCTACGTATCGCTACGCAGGACGTGTTGCGTGATCCCAACACCAAGGCAGAAGATCTCGCGATCGCTTCGGTACTGGCTGCTCAGGCCGCCAACTATCCAGACTCGATCCTGAACGGCGTGGGTTGTCACCGTGTGGCTATCTATGGTCAGTGCGGTAATCTGGTCAATGGTACCGACTACACCGGTATTGTGCCTCTACTGGTGGACCGTGCCAAGAAGCTGCGTGATCTCAATGGCGGTCAGCGCGTAGCAGGTTCGACTGCTGGTCAGCCCAACAGCAACGTCAACGACTTTGTGCTGAGCTCGATCAACTGGTCCTCGGACGATGACGACGATCGCAAGACTGCGTGGGCCATCGGCCTGAACACTTGCATGCATGCGTCGATGAATGTCATCTTCTATCCCGATCTGCGCACCGTCTATGAAGACGACACCTCGCTCCTCTCCAACGAGGAAATGAGCGACTACGTCTCCTATGCCTACATGCTCTCGCGTGTGGTCTGGGCACGTCAGGCTGGTGTCCGTCGTCCTGCTGAGGAAATGTTCTCGTCGATCGGCGAAGACATGACCAATGAGATCAACGACCGTCTCAAGAACGGGGGTGTCAGTGTGAAGGTCACCGTGTTCCAGACTGCCGGTGATCAGAACAAGGGTTATGTGATCTCGGCGAATATCGCTATCAGCAGTGCGATGCCCTTCCGTCAGGGTAACTTCACCGTCGAGTTGCAGCGTTACGAGGCGTAAGTGGTTAGGGGACTGTGATTGGAAGCATGGTCCCCTTTACCATGGATCGGTTCTTGTATTTATCCTTATTCTGGAGTTTTGGCAATGCCTACAATGGATAATGCGCTTGTCGCCGGTGGGAAGTTTGGTTCTTCCTCCGACGCTTGGATTTCGAATGTCGTAGGGACCGGTCAACATGGCTTTGGTCCTAACATCCCATCGATCGATGCGGCGACTCCGCTCGTCATACTACCCTGTCAGGCTGTCGTGGTGAGCACTCCCAAGATCTTCAAGCTCGTCGATGGTGGTGAGAAGATCTTCAAGGCCATCATCGAAGAATGCGTCACCACCTGGGACGGTCTCGATTCTTCGTTGTCACTCGACAGTGACGGTATGAACGTGGGCCGTGACAGCCAGCAGCTGATGGCACCTACCCGTTCAAACCGTTCGCAGATCACGCCTTCGGCTACGATCCCTGAACGTCTGGGCAATCCCATCTTCAATCTGTTCGAGTGGTGGGTCAAGATGGTCAGCGACCCTGACACTCAGGCCGCATCGATGGCCTCGCTGGTACCTTCGGGCACCGCGTTGCCTCCTCTGACCATGTCGTGGTTTGCAGCGGACATCATGTACTTGATGTACGACCGCACCTATCGTCCTGAAAACCTGATTCGTGCCCAGCTGTGCACCAACATGGTTCCTTCGGACATCGGTGCTCCTGGCTGGAACGGTAACCTCACCGAGGTCACTCGTCCCGATCGTCAGATCTCCTTCACCACACTGATGCAGGATGGTCCCAACGTGACTGCCCGTGGTAAGCAGATCGCTCAGGCCCTCAAGCTACACGAAGTCGACTTCCAGAAGGCTCTGCCTGGTGTGAGCGACCTATCGACTGCTCTGAGCGGTGGTCTGGCCACCACGACTGCGAACGTGCTTTCGCAATTCACGACGCTGTCTGGCGCTGTGGCATAAGGGTAGTAGGGTGAGGGGCAGATGCCCCTCACCCTATACCTATCAATATCCTTCTGCGGTATCTGGCGAATCACTCAGAGTCGTCACTTTGACGTGAGTGTCGAGCATCGCATTGATGTTAGTCAATGCGTTGAGCGTATCGACCATATCAGCATGCTCACCGGAGAAGTCGGTAGCGGGGATATCGATACCCGTCATACCGGACGTGGTCATGAAGTTGATGATGTTCCGACGGATGATGCTCGAGCGCAACATCTTGAGAGCAGCTGCCGAACGATCATCCGATCCGATGAGATCATCGGGAAGTACAGCGTTCACCATAGCGGTGACTGCTTCGCTCATTGCCCCGAATACCTTGAACTGACTTTCTGTCGGTGCAATGTTGGGACGAGGAAGAGTAATGACGATCGAATCGATGACTTCATCGAGTTTCGACTTGTGATCAGTAGAGTCATCGACTGTGCCGACTTCTGTCTGCTTGGGAGTCTTCTTCCCGCCGCCACCAGAGAGGATCTCCTCGAGACGCTTACGGATGCTAGGAGACCAACGGGCGATGTTGACCAGGAAGGGTGAGATAGCTTTGATGATATATCGCTGCAATCCGATCGTGGTCATGTTGAAGAATAGGTTCGAAGTCACCACTGAACGCGAGTATTCTTCTTCGGACAGATTGTTCATAGCAGCAGCAGGGACCTTCATCCCACTCAGGACATTGTCCATGAGGCGCTTTTCTACATCCGCATCGAAATCGAATGATGCCGACTTGGAGTCTGGTTCATTGGAGATGCTGAAGTCCTCGATCCCGGGGATACCCTTCAGATCGAATGTGATGGACTTAGATGCAATCTGTCGCACAATGTCTCGAGGATCCAGTCCGAACGAGTATGAGGACTTCTCGATCCACTTGCTCTGAACATTCTGAATGAATTGCTCAGGATGGATGTTCATGTTCTCAGTGAACTGGGCTGAGATCTTACGACGATCAGTCGCTGACTTAATAGCAGCGGTGACGCGTGCGATGTTCACGGCGGTGTAGAGTGAGAGGGAGTGCTTCACACCCTCGAGCATCGATACCCCATATCCGCGACCATCAAACTCGATTGCCATATAGGTGATCAGAGAAGCCGGTACGAATAGGACTCGAGTGTCGTGAGATCCCAAGAAGCGCGAGAACATACAGCGCAGCATCGACTCGTTTTCTTCGAGGATGCTGTTGCCGAAACCGGACTTACTGAGACGCTGGTTGATGTGGTTGATCATGATGCGATTATAGACCGCATTCATGGCCATCAGATGATGTTCACTCACACCACTGGTAGTACCCATCCCGTACGCATTGAAAGTCTGATTGATCAAAGACCCAGTGGTACCTGATGACATCTGACCAAATGAGATGTTGTCAAAGTCATTGGCCGATGTGTCGATGGGGTTACCGAAACTATCCAAGAGGATCAGATAGCCGATATGGGATGCCGCATCACCAGGAGTATGTATCACTGTCACCGATTCGGGAGGAATCGACAGGATCATAGGCTCAGCCTTCTGCTCAACATTGGGATCTGGCGGATCCATCGAAGCAGTGATGTTGTCACCGAAGCGGGCATAGAGCCTATTCTTGACATGCGTAGTGGTGATCTGCTTGGCTTTCTTCGAACCTGTCACCACAGAGACGTTGTCTGTAAAGGACACTTTCTTGAGTGCCTCAGTCGCAAATTCTGAGAATGGAGCAACCTCACCAGTATCCTTCACCTTGTCCTTGGTGAAGAAGGTAGGGATGATGGACTCCAAAGCAAGATTGCCCACCTGCATCGGTACTTCATCACCGAAGCCGAATAGTGACCCATGTTTGCTCTCAGAGTCGATCTTAGTCTTGAGATCCTCAAGACCAGTAGCCGATCCCAGGAGGTCATCCACCGATGAGGATGGGATGACCATCCTGATGACAGATCCTTCCTTGTACATGAAGTCATGCGCCATGCGCATAGCCTCCACAGAGAGGTCGAGACGACGTTCGAACTCCTTGGTCAGGAAGTCGGAGATAGCAGTCCTCGTATCGGTATCGATCGATTCGAGGGTCACTGTTACCGGGACTTCGGTACAGTTCAGGTCGTTAGGAGCAAAGCACGATGCTACCATCAGATCCGCTGCTTTTTGGACATCAGGATTGAGGAGTAGTGCTCTGCGATTTTCGATACGACGCGAACGGACTCGCTCGATCGAGTCTCCGATAAGTGCTGTCGGCGAGATCGTCGCAGTCGCCTGAGTCTTATTATGATTGGTGCTCTTCTCGAGCTGGAGGATGACCTCACTGCGACGATCAGTAGGCATCAGGCTGGCATCACCCGCTTTAGGGGACTCCTTCTGTGGTATATTAATCCTACCTCCCAGAATGTCCATGATATTGGAGACAATTTTAGGTTTCTTTGCCATATAGCACCTTCATTGAAGCTGTGGCTGTAGATGACGAGGCGTCATCAATGAGATAAGGATAGCATCATGATCTCGTCCGACATGCGGCTTTATCAGAAGCAGATTTATAACTTCTTAAGATCGATCACGATCAAATACGAACCGCTTGGGGTGTTGATCAATCTCTCACTCCAGAAGCAGGGTCTTCAGACCGATTTCTCAGATAAGACTCGGTGGAAGTATTACCTGAACATGATCGGTGAGTACCATGCATCGGATACGATGATGCAGGTGACTTCGCTCGACACCAAGCAGGTTATCAATTTCACCAAGGAGAATCTCAACTCTCACCCTCGCACTGCTGAGGCTTATGCCCCAGGCGGTACCTATTATCAAAGACTCTGTGCGACCTACCCCAAACAGGTAGATCTGATCAAATCCATACTATTCCCGGTGTCTAGTATGGAAAAAGCTCTCGCTGCAAAGGACCTCACTCTCGTCCAATATGGGAGTGGATTTCTTGAGGAAGCTGAAGAGCCAGCCTTGATTGTGGACATCCAGAATTTCCTGTCGATGTACAGCGAGAGGTGGCACTTTGACTTCATTGCAGCTGAGGAACTTTTCGATCTGACCGCGATAGGTGCTCTCTATGGTGAGCTCGCAATGTTGATTGCCGCCAAGAGAATCTCCTATATCAAGACTTCCTATGTACACTCCTTCCATCTGTGGAATGAGCTCAAGTCACATGGGATTGGGGACTATTCTGATATCCTCCCCCGAGAGCAAGCCATGATGCTCTATCAGAACATCGGCTACTTCGATGACAATCGAGGTAAGCACTCCAATCTGATGATCCTGGCCAAGCGCCTCCTCAAGGATTTCGGTATCGGTCTCTACGGTCGTAAGGTCATCATGGATCGTCAGACCAAAGCTTCTGACTATCAGCTCAAGCCTCTCTTGGCTCCTATCTCGATCCCTGTTAATTATTCGACACTATCATCGGAGATTCCGACTATCGATGTCGATATCCTCCAGAACTATTTGTTCGATCAGGGTCTGGCCGATGCCACAGATGCTCAGACTGTAGAAACTGCTGAGGATCATCTGGTATCCACGCCTTTCAATGAATATCCCACAAAGTTCTTGGAGATCAGACCTCTACCCAAGAACATCCCATTCGTACTACTGATGAGTAACTTCCTGTTGGAGACTCTGGTGGTATCGATTGCGGAAGGGTATTATCGCAATCAGATCCGAGTGGTCGAGCCTCTAGGTGGCAATGCCCTCTATCTGACCCCTGGCGAAGCATTGGCTCTCTACTCTTATGCGACCTCACGGATCGCTGGTGAGAAGAATGATGTCATCCCCAAGAAGGCTCTTATCCAGATAGCCTTCAGGACGGCTCTGGAGCCTGCTCTGAAGCTCATCGACACATTCGGGCGTAAGACCCACGTGGCTAAGTATATCAACGTCCAGAAGTGGTTCCAGGACGTTTATTATGATACTGACATCACAGACCCTGCTGACTTCTCGGTTATGGCCGATAGACTATGGGGTGCCTATGTGATGCACCAGTTATCCGATATGAGTACATCACTCGGTGAGTTCGGTGAAGTCATTCGTTATCTCTCAGGACTGTGTCATGAGAAGCGTGTGATCGAGATGGATCTCATCCCTGGGTTTGACTCCATGTCAACATGGCTCGGTAGTGAGGGTATCGATATCTCTAATGCGATTATCGACACCTACGATGGCCAAGCAGATTCAGTGACGGCATGGACTCGTCTGGCCGACGCTCTCATGATCGAACTCGTTCCCCCTACTACCTTCATGGATACATTCGGTGACTTCTCACTGGCACAATACGGGTATGATCGTATTCGTAATCTGTTTGTGCAGATGTGCAGCTATATGGTGGTGTTCTCTGACAGTTCGAAGAATACTCCCTATACGAACTCGGGGAACAAGCTGTCCAACGATATAGCCAAGGATGAGATCTTCGATGAAATCGACGATTCAGGATATCTCCTCCTGCGCTATCAGGATACTCAGGATGATGTGGATGAGGTGTCTCTCGAGATACCGAGCATCTCCAGTGTGTCAGATGACATCCATTCGTCAGTGGGTACCTATCACGAATCCGTCCTGACGATCATGGATGTGATGGATGCAGGTATGCCGCCAGAACGTGCTGTCGTGAGTGACCCAGGTACAGTCACAGTTAACAGTGTGCAGACTATCTCGCTACCGATCTTCGGTATGCACCACTATGCTCCCTAAATAGAAAGAGGTAATCATGACTACCAATTCTTCTGCTATCAATGCCACGGTGATCAATGCTCGCGGCACGCTGCGCGGTGCTGCATTTGCAGTGGAGCGTCTGTACAACTGCACTCCTCGTCCTGAGCTCAACACATCGCTCAATGCTCATCTGGGTATCTTGGAAGACCAAGATCATGAGACCACACCTTACATCGGCTGGTTTGTCTACGGCAACAAGGGTCGTAGGAATGACTCGGAAATCCTGTCGTCGGCACAGCCTGTCTCGGCATTGAACCAGAACCTCTATGGTCTGCGTCCTTTCCGTGTGGTACCACTGGAGTCGGAGCTGACGACCGAAGAACGCGCCAACTATGCGTTGCGTGTGGTCAAGGACATCGATGGTGTACCGCATGCTCACTACTATGCCAAGAAGATGACGCGTTTGGCTTCACAGGTGTCCTATGTCAAGAAGGATCCCTCCACAGGTGTGGTGACGGCTTATACGCCTACTCCTGACTACCTGACTCCTACACCGCCTACTGCCGACGCGAACGGTGCTGTGACGGATCTGGGTGACTCGATCTCGATCAACCTCCCCCTCTCGATCGTCGTGACTGGTGAAGAAGTGTATGAAGCAGTCGGTGCCATCGATGGTGGTGATGCTCGCTATGCTACTCTGAGTGAGTATGGTCACATCTACGCGTCGACCAAGAGCATCACTGTCGAGGGTGCTGATGGTGAGTTCTTCACCTACGAAGAACTCGTGAATGCTCACTTGGTGGAACACGTCACCGAGGCCGGCTTCACCTTCTCCACATCGGCGGCTCAGTTCACCCGTCAGGTCAACGTATCAATGCGCCAGCTGACGGACACGAGTGTCTGATCAAAAAAATAAGAGGATAGAGGAGGTGGGGCATTGCCCCACCTCCCTTACCTTATCGGTGTGCTGCGAAGTGGGTGATACCCGCAGACTCGTTATCGTCCTGCATGCAGAACAGATCCAGCTTCGTATATTGCGCGCCATTTCCCGCACCGAATGGGAGCGAGAAGACGACGCTGTCACGGACCAGTTCGTCCTTCTTGA